GTCTATTGAAGTTGAAAGATTTCGAAGATATGGCTTTAACATTAATGGATGTAATTCCATCAGAAAAAAGACCTACACATGGTAAGCCTATTTTCTTATGAGAAGGAGCTGAAAACAACAGATTGGGTGCGCGTATATCACTATCTCACGCTGAGGCTGAAGACTTGCTAGCTAATAAGCATTTGCATATTGGCAAAGCATGTGAGTTTAGATTCTTTGAATACTCCGATACGGGAGTACCAAGGCACCCAGTTATGTATGGATTTAGACTTGACAAATAATGGCAGGTTTAAGATATAACACAGGTAAGTTGAAGTGGAGTTTAGTGTCTTGGAAGGCACTAGCTCCAATGGTTAGAGTTCTAATGTTTGGAGCTGAAAAATATGATGACCACAATTGGAAGAAAGGACTCAAGTACACAGAAGTAACTGAGAGCCTTCAAAGACACCTCAATGCATTTATTGAGGGTGAAGAAAATGATCCTGAGAGTAAATTATCTCATGTTGGACATATATTGTGTAATGCAATGTTTTTGTCTTATATGAGTATGTACAAAAAGGATATGGATGACAGATATATCGATTTAAATATAGAAAAAGATGAGTAGTCAAATATTAGATTATAATCACGCTGGCTTTAATGCTGTATTAGCAATAGATTTTGATGATACAATATGTTTAAGTGATTATCCTGCATTAGGTATGCAACGTAAAGGTGCAGCTAAGTTTATTCAAAAGTTAGCTAAAAACAATTACGGGATAGTTATAAATACATGTAGAGAAGGAATAGCTGTATCTGATGCAATCAAATGGTTGCATAAGAATGAGATACCTTATCATTATGTTAATTGTAATTTTCCACACATTATCAAGCATTATGGAGCAGATTGTCGTAAGATATCAGCTGACATGTACATTGATGATAAGTGCTTAACGGGGCTTCCTAAGTGGAAAGAAATTTATGCAATTATTAACGAAAAGTATGGTGTATAGTTGTGTAATACAGCTATTTATCGTATCTTTGAACTTTAAAAACAATACAGTTTATGAGTGATTTTTTCAAAAGAAAAGCAGCTAAAGGAGTGCCAAGACCTGAAGTTAAAATAGAGGAATTTGGCGAATATGATTTCAGTAAGGATGATACTGTTGTAGCGTGTGGTTTAACAGCTAATACTGCAAAATTTAAAGAGAGAAACACAGCATTTGTCGAAGACATGATAGTTGTATCATCTGGAGGTAGAGAAGGTAACAAGACAGCTTTGATAGCAGAGTCTATTGAGTCGCACTTTTCAACCAGAGAGATGGCATTCTTATTAAGTAAGTTCATGGTGAATGATTTATTAACCCAAGTAAAACAAGATAGTAATGGCAAATAAGATTTTAGTAACTGGTTTCAGTGGGACAGGAAAAACTTTCTCTTTAGGTAATTTAGATCCTAAAGAAACATTCATCATTTGTCCAGATGAAAAAGCTTTACCATTTAGAGGTTGGAAGAAAAATTACAGGGATACAGATCCTGCAACAGGAAAATTTAATCCTGCTAATTGTAATTTTCTTAAAACTACTAACTGGGAAAAGATAAAAGCTGGTATGTCTTATATCAGTAAAAGTAGACCAGACATCAAAACTATTGTAATTGATACAATTACATATGCAATGATTGGTGAGTTTATGGAGAAAGCTAAGACGGTAGGTTTTGCTAAGTTTACAGAGATGGGTGATAATGTTTACAAAACATTAAAATCTATTGATGGACTTAGAGATGACTTGACTGTAATAGTTATGGCTCATACAGAAGTAAAAAGTTTTAACGGCGTTGACAGAACTGTATTTGGTGTACCGGGAGGTAAATTAGTACAGGATGTAGTTAAACCTGAAGGAATGTTTAGTATTATATTAGAAACTGTTGTTGAGAAAAAAGGTAATGATGTTCATTACGGATTTATGACTCAAAACAATACAACTAATATGGCTAAAAGTCCAGCAGGAATGTTTAGTAGTCAAGTAATTGACAACGACATGGCTGCAGCACTTGAGGCAATACGAAAGTATGAAGATGGAGAATAATGCCTTGAAGCATTAGTAACATTTTCACTTATAAGCATTGGGAGATGAGAGCTCTCCCTTTTTAAACAAAAACAATAGTAACCATTAAATTAGTAAGATTATGAATATAGTATTCGGTCAAAAAAGATTAGTAAACGTAGCGTCAAGAAGCGCTTCAATTGTAAAGTACCCAGAACAAGCAGTAATTACTGTTGAGGGAATTAAAGGGGCTAAAAAGTCTCGTAGAATTTTAATGAACGCTAAAGCTGCACAGTATTTAGATTTAGTAGTTGGAGAAGTAGAAAACATAGTATTTGCACCAGTTGATGATACTCAACAAATTTTAATTGCAAACACATCAACTATTGATGGAGATGCAGGTGAAATGACTTCTTTTTCTACGTCTAAGAACAATGTAACTTTTAGTGAAACTACTGAGAAAGGTAAAGGTATTACTTCTTCTCACATGTGTAAAGAAATTTTTAAATTCTTAGGAGAAGATGATTCTTCTGACATAGAATTTGAATTAGCTGTATTTCCATCGGAATCAATTACAGCATTTTCTTTATGTAAGCTTGATGCTGCATTAGAAGGTTTGACTGACACAATTGAAACAAACAATGAAGTATTAACTACTGAGGAAGTTGTTAATTCTGTTCAAAATGAAGTTGCTCAAGCTGAAGCTGAGAACCCAATTTTTGAGCAAGAAGTTGTTGATGCTGAAGAAATTTCTCCAGTTCAAGTGGTTGTTACAGAATCTACTACTTTTCAAAGAAGAGAAGAGGCTGTGTCTGACTGGTCAGACGAAGTATAGTAAATGCAGGTAATGCAGTAAGTGCAATTAGTTAATTATAAGGTTACGGGAGGTTACCTTTGTTAAAATCTCCCAACAAATACAAATACGATTATGAGTGCATTCGGTAAAGGAGAAGAAATTAAAGAAGGTTCAGCAGTTAAATTGTACACTGGAGTTGAGAATTTCAGAGTAGTTGCAGTTAATCCATCAAAAGAAGAAATGGAGAAAATGTATGACCGTGAATTAAATTTCACCCCAGAGTATGTTGGTACTACAAAAGTTACTGACAGTGATGGCGAAAGAGAAGTTAATCAAATTAGATTAGACTTTTTCTTAGCAAATGAAGATAATTCTATTACTACTAAAGTTCAGTTCTATGTTGCAGATACGCACCACAGGTCTGCTTCTGGTAAGTACAAGTGTATCAATTCATTTGGTAGAGACATTTGGTTAGAAAAAGATGCAGTTCAAACTAAAACTCTTCCTGAGAACTTAAGTTGGTATAATGCTGATGGAGTTAAAGTGGCAAAGAGAGGTGAGACTGAAATGATTTCTTTCTTAGTAAACTTGTTAAACCTACCTTTCAATTTAGATAAAGTATCAGATGTATCTGAAGCTTATGCTAGAATTGACAAGGCAGAATGGGCAAAGATTATTGGTGGTGATGTTACATTATTGAGAAATATTGTTGCAGGAACTAACAATAAAGTTGGAATTCTTTTAGGAGTTAAAACTACAGGAGAAGGTAAATTACGTCAAACTGCTCTTAACAAGCACACTTTGAGACAATTTACATTATCTAGTACTAAGCCTGCTAAATACAAGTACATCTTAAAAGATTTAGATGATGCTAAAGCTAATGGAGCATTAGGAAATGTAGATTTCGGCCCAAGAAGCTTAATTTTAGGAGAACACCAATTAGAAGCAACAGTTATCTCTGATGAAAACACGAACCAAACAGATATTTTTGCTACGGCAGAGACTCCAACAGGTTCTGACATGGAAGATGACCAAGATTGGTTAGGAGAAGATTAATCTTCATTCTTAACAATCAAAACAACAGGAGGCATAGCAATATGTCTCCTTTTTTATTTAATTTAATACATATACATATGGCATTTGGAAAAGGAAAGGAAGTTAAAAGACTACCAAACTCTTTAGATATAATGAAACATATTTCAGATTTAGATATATTCGAAATGTATCTTGGAGAGATACCAATGAAACCAATAAGTAGCCCTTTTAGAGAAGATGTTAAACCTTCTTTTAGTATTTTCATGAGTAGAGAATATGGAAAAGTGTTTTTTAAAGATTTCGCTACAGGTGAGTCAGGTGATTGTTTTTTGTTTGTAATGAGGCTCTTTAGATTAGGTTCTAAGTCAGAGACTTTTATCAAAATTGCGAGAGACTTTAACTTAACAGAATTTGACCTTTCTCCTCGTGCTTATTCTCCTCCTCCCAAGG